CAACAGCAAATGTCCCTGTTCCAGTTCCTCTGGAAAGGGTTGTATCTGTGCCAGCAGCGTCAGTAACAATTACATTAAGATCATCCAGATCAAAGAATGGAAAATCAATAGTAAGCTGAGTAGTGTTTGCTACGACAGCTTGGGAATACTGAACTCTAGCGTCATCATCTGCTATTTGTATTGTCGCCATAATATCCTCTTATACATTGTTGGCTTCATTGCGTTAATTCACATCTATTGTCCATACGCCCAATCAAAAAATGGATCGGCAACAGGGTGATTTCCAAATGGAGTCAAGAACCTAAGGCTATCAGCAGTTTTCTGATCTGCCTCTCCTGTTATAACATCTGTCATAATGCTTGCCGCATTACTAATGTTAGCAGCCGTAGGCCCGAGAACAGCGTTTAGCTTTGCTCCATTAGGAACGTATTTCTTAGTTTTATCTAGTGCAGCTGGACGCAATCCAAGTCTGTTATTGCTTAACTTTTCAACAGCATTGTTAACGTCCATAAAATATCCAGTAATGCCACTGCGATCTATTGCATTGATAAGTTTCTCATCAAATGTTTCCTTACGATCATCAAGGCCGTACTGTTTTCTCTTCAACTCATTGGTGAGTGCGCCAAGACCGACAAGCAAAAAGGCTCCTTGCCAGAAAGCACCATCACGTTCTTGTAATCCAGATGTTAACATGCGAACAGTTGCCGCTTGACCAAAAGACTTAAACTGAGTCAACATCGAGCCAAACTCTGTTGATGTCCACAATGCTCTGTCGCCAGCCCCAGGGGTGATGATAATACGTTCAACATTTTGATTAAGAGCATTTCTAAAAGACAAGCGCATCGTTGGATCAGTCCAAGCTTCAGTATTTGGCATCCACTCGCCATCTATCTGCTCACCATGATTCCTAATTTGCTGAGACATACGCATATGCTCTTGCTGACCAATGCCATTCTTTAAAAGCTTTTCCTTGTCAGCTCTGCTCAAACTATTCCAAGGCTTCATTATGGCTTCAGTCATACGAAGCATTGTTACATTGCCAGCAAATTCTTTTAGAGCTTGGTTCCATATATTGAGGCCGTTGAGAACAAACATAACTCCTGTGCTTGCGCTTAGAACACGCTCAACAGCAAAACGATTCCCAAATACATCACCCAGATCAGCAAAAGCATGCGCTCGTAAACCGAGAACAGCGTCAGCAGCAACAGCAGACTTTCTAAGTTCGCTTTTAGATAAGCGATTGATTGTTCTAGCTTGTCGAGCAAATTGTATCTTAAGTCCCTTGCCATAAGCGTTCTCAATGCCCTCAACCATAACTATTCTGGCAATGTCTGGTATTGAAGAAACCATTGCACCACCCATGCCAACGAGAACATTGAATGACTTCATTGATCTGACAAAACGGCTGCTCATTGCATGTGGGTCTTTAGACGCACCATATGTACCACGCAGCCTGTCACGCAAACCACGAATATCACGAAGATCATTAGCCAAAGATTCTCTAAGATTATTCTTAATCTGAATGTCAGTTGCTTCATCAATAAGACGAGTATACTCATTAGTAACATCATCAATTACAGACTTCATGTCTATGCTGCCAAAACGTCTGGCAATCTCGATGTCCATGCCCATAGTGCGAGTATGATGACGCAGCAATACCTCGATGTCGCTTTCAAGAAAATCTTCTATAAGCTCATCTGGTATTTCAAATGTACGCATCTTTGTGCTTGCAGGAGACAATAACTGGTCAAGATCGTCACCTTCTAAGCCAATATAAGGTCTTGAACGAGTTACAGAATCCATAACCTCATCAGCATACTTCTGGGCAGCTTGTCTGCTCATGCCTTTGTTCTCTATAGCCCAAGCACGAACAATGGAAACAAACCTTTGTGGATCGTCCATAATTCTGTCAATACGATAAATGCGAGGCAGATAAGATGCGGCAGTATTAACAGACACGCCCTGAGATCTTACATTGTTTAGATGCTCTGTGAGCCTAGAGACCTCAGCTGAATCACCTGATCTACGAGCAATTTCTAATGCTTTTTGTATCTCTGCTTCAAACAACCTTACATCTTCAGCTTCTTTTTTAATCATATTAAGCTGTCTTCTTGCAGCCGCAGCTGCCTCACTAACGTAGGGAGAAGCTGCATCACCAACTTCATCGACATCTCCACGACGCATTGCCTTACCAATACGAATACGGAAGTCAACTTCAGAAAGATAATCACCTCCTGATTTAAACTTATCGCTTATTTGAGTTCCAAGTATTTGAAACGAACGAACAATATCGCTATCACTAGCAACCTTGCCACGATAGCTAAGGTATGCTTCATCTGATTTACGCATAGCTTCAAGAAGCTCAGAAAGATAACGAGATCTAAATGTTGTTTCTACTGATTGAGCCATAGGAAGCTCTTCATCAATACGCTTAGTAGCAACACCACCCATGTCAACCATTTCAGCAGCGAGTCCCCTAACTATAGGGTTGCTGCTTTTCAACATCCGAAACACAGGGTTCCAGCCTAGCTTCTCTAGTTTTACACCAGTTTCTTTTGCAGCATCACGCTCCATAGTTGCGTAAGCTGTTTGCCTTGCTCTTGATGGATCAGCGGCAGCACCAAGAGATTCATATACACCATCAGTTTGCTTGGCTTCCCATGCAGCATCTTTCTTAACTCTTCTGGCAATCTTTGCTTTTGCCATAGTAGGGCCAAACGCTGTGTTCAAAGTTCCGCCAGCAAGAGAAACCAATGAAAGAGCCATTGCGCTATCTACAAGCGTTCTGTCTTCCCTGGCTGCTTGCAATACCATTTGTTCTGGCAAAACAGTAGCAAGAGAAAACGCAGCCCCACCAACAAACCTTTTAGCCTTTGATGCTGTTGTCATATATTTCATTGCCGAAACAGGCGCACCAGTTGAAGGCGTAACAATAGACGCAGTTAATTCAGCAACAGCCGAATCAGAAGAAGATAGAATATCCTGATTTAATCTTTCTTCCTCCAGCCTCTCAATGATTGAAGTTGTTTCACCAAAACTTCCTGAGTTAATAGCTCTCCACAATAGCTCTGGGTTTTCTTTTACCCTTGGATCAGCAGCAGAATCATAGCCATCTTCATCAACATGATCCACCATCAGATCATTTACATAATCAGACAATGCTTTGATTGGGTTAAGTTGATTAAATGCAGCAGACCAAATCTGACCAGAGTTCTCATTAAAATATAATGGGTTAGCACCCTTAAACTCATTTTTAGATAGTGTCTTTGCAATAGGCCCAGCTTCGTTTATGTCTCTACGAATCATCTCCATAGGATCCATAGGCTTTGCAGCAGGATCGTACTTTTCCTCAGGAACCATTGAAGGCTGCTGGCTAACCTGAGGCACAATATCAGGCTCTGGTCGAATAGGATACTCAACAGTTGGCTTATCTTTCATAAACCAATCTGGAACCTCAATCTTGTCATATGGGCTTTTTGTTTCCGGCTCAACAGTGGTGGGGACTTCTAATTCCCCTTTAGCCGCAGAAATCTGACCCTGAGCTTTTGCAATAAGCTCTTCGTTAGTCAATTGACGTGATGGTGCATCAGCTGGTGCAGTCACAGCTAATGTTTCATCAAGCCTTTTTTTTTGCGTTTCTGCATCTATGTTGCTCAAATAATAATCTGCTTCGCTATTTCTTCTTGTAGGAAACTCATCTCCAAAATTACGCAAATTCTTTACTGCACCAACCCAATCATCGTTGGTCACTTGTCTCCAAAAGTTAGGCGTTTTTCTTTCAAGATCACCATGCTGAAAACGAACAGAAGCAATAACAGTAGCTTTGTTCATAGGCAAATCATCAAACGACCCACCAGTAGCAGCTTTCCACTTTGTACGAAGATCGTTAAGAACTTCACCGTGAGAAAACTCATCAATAGTTTTGGCTTGAGAATCTGACACTTTTAAATTAGACGCAAGCTCTTCTGCGCTTGCACCTTTGATTCCAAGGTAAGGTGTAAGTATTTCAATAATGTCATCAGGAAGTCCAGAAAGGTCAGACAGATTGCGCTGACCAAGATCAAATCCAGTCGCAATAGTAACGCCTGACTTCATGTTCTTTGTTTTGGGAACATACCCACTAAGAACACGTTTGCCTTCCTTTACCCCTATAAAGTCCCAATCAATGTTGCTCATTACTCTTATCCAAACTAAGGTGCAGCGGTTGCAAAAGGATCATCTGGTTGCTTTATTGACTTGTTATACTCACCGATGGCTTTATAAAAAGCATCTTCATCTTCAAAAGCACCAGATAGCCACGCTCTAATAATGGTAACATCACCAGCATCAACAGTCCTTGTATCTATTTGATCTGCCACTGTAGCATTGAATATACCAACAACAGGCTTTACAGCTCTAAGAGCAGAGTGCATTTTCTCTACAACACCTCTAAACTTAGAATCATCAGCAGTTAACGTAGTAAAGTCAGAACTCTCCCCAAGGTCTTCCATAATATCTTGAGCAACCTGTTTAACAACAAAGGGTGTAAGAGAGTTCATTCTTGTAAAGAATTGTTTTACAGTGCTGTTTTTAACTCTGTTAACAGCAACTTGCATAACCTTATAGTCCAGAGAACGCTTAAAGTCATAGCTAAAGCCCTCAAGAACCTTTGTTTTTTCATCTCCGTATGACAAGAACGCAGAATATGTTTGCTCTTCACCATATACTTCTTCTGGCACAAGAGTAATTGTACCTTCACCATTGTTTATAATGTCTCTTAACTTGTCAGATATGGCAACATCTGGACGTGTAATAAGACGACGAACCTCTCTAAATACAGAACCTCTTACACCACCCTCAACAATATCTGCATTAGCACCAAGGCTGGCAGATGCTTGTGCATACCAAGAATTGAATGTCAGAGATGTTTGACCATCTTCATCAACGTCAATGCCAAGGTTAGAGGAAACATCAGTAACAGCTTTTCTAATAGCAATCTGAATCCCCTTTTCTGTTTGAGGAAGATTGTGCCTTACCATATTAGAAATTGTTGCAGAACGAACATAAGCCATAACTCTAGGGTCGTTAATTACAGCACTAGACAAATTACCATTTGGTGCTTTTTTTTCAATTGCATCGAGGGCAGCTAAAGCCTCTGGATTTCTTTCGCTATTGCCCCAAGTAAAGTTATTGATAAAACTTTCCATTAAAGTTGACGATTGAATAGCTATCGGCATTTGCTCCTTAATAAAGTTATCAAGATTGCCAAATGTAGACTCAATGCTATTAACAACTCTGGTTCCAGAAGTGGTTTTCTCTGATCCAGAAACAACAGATGTGTATCCAGAAAAACCAAGCTCTCTTCCAACATCAAACAAAACTGTGTTAATGCCAGATTCTGACATCATTTGCTGCGCTCTTAAAACACCAACACCCATTCCCTTAGTACCAGCATTATTAACGCCCATGGCAAATGACTGGAAATACTTGTTGTATAACTGAAGAGCTTTATCAAATCCTAATTGATCTATAGCTGCGCTTTCATATGCTTTTAAAGTTTTTGCAATTTCTGGATGCAGAAATTTGTATTTAAGTGAAAAAGCAACAGCATTATTAAAGTTCTGATCTTGTATTTCAGGATCTTTATGAAATAGAATTTGGCCTTCATCGTCTGCTTGAAACAAATTATTTGCAGCCTCTACTAAAACACTTCTTTGTTTTTCGGTTAAGTTATTTCCACCAGTAGTTTTTGCATCAGAAATGGCTTTTCTAAGAAAATCCTTTTCTTTCATGTTCTTTTCATAATTTGATTTATATGTCCGAAGCTTGTTGCCCCACTCTCGTTCAGTGATATTTTTGCCTTCACCAATGTATCCTTGGTCACGAAGATATGCGCCAACATATTCTGACATAAACTGAGGCGTAATCTGATAACCACCAAACTCGCTCATCTGATGCTCGACAACAGTAAGAGATGCTGCGCCAGCAGCTTTTATCTCATCACCAATAATTTTATTTCTAACCTTAACGTAAGAAAGCCATTTAGGGCCGGAAACATCTGTCTCCATTGCTTCTAATAATGCCTTTGCCTGATCTCTTTCTTCTCTTGGCAAAGTTACGTCTTGATAGTTTGCAGAAAGCCTGTCAAAGCGATTGTGTGCTTCTTGTCGCTCTCTATTGTTTTGAGTAATCTGGCTGGCTTGCTGAGTGCGAAATGTAGTAAGCAAGCTGCTAATACGATCAGAGTCCAGAGGCAAAGATAGAATCTGGTCTTCTGATGTAATAACGCCAGTCTTAATGCCAAGCTCTACATTACCCTTAGTTAGCTTTTGCTGGTCATCATTAGCCTTAATTGTAGCGTTATTTATTTGCTCAAGTTTAGCAATACGCAAACGTATAGAGTCAGCTACACCTTTACGCTCTTCCTGATCTAACGTAACATCGCCAAAAGTAAAGTCAGGCTGAGTTTCTATTTCCTGTGCAAACTTTAGGGCATTAACAAAACCACCCTCACTCCCAGGAAGAAAGTATATTTTCTCAGCGTTTGCTTTAGCACCTTCAAGCATAACTTTTGTTATGCCTTTTCTACGATATTGAGATATTTTGGCTTCACTTACGCCATTTACTTTAAGGGCATTAAAAGCATCGTTGATAGAATTATTAAGTTCTAATACACGCTTTTTAGTTCCAGCTTCCGCTGCCGGATCATTCGAAACACCAACTGTAGCTATAACACCAAGCTGGGTATAATATTTATCAATAGCCGTTTCGTTTGTGGCTATGGCGTCTTTTCTAGCTTGGTCAATCCTGCCAGCACGAGCAGAACCAATTGCAGTTTGCCATTCAGCAGCAACTCTTGGTAAAACAGCACTATATGTTTGAGGATCAAGATCTTCTTGTAGTTTATCAATATATCCCTTAAATCCACCAGCAACTGCGTCTGGATCAATGGGGTTTAATCTTAATGACTCCTGTGCAGAGTTTCCAGCATCAATGCTTAACTGAGCAGAATAAGTATCTACAGCAGCTTTTCTGAATGTCTGCTGCAAAGCCTTTTGTTCTTTAGTGCCATAAGCTTTCATTGCAGACGCATATGTTGTGTCTACAAGCGGAACTAGATTATTGTTTTCATCATAACGAACACCAGCGGTACGGCCTTCAATCTCCGCTTGAATAAGCATGTCGTTAAATTCTTGCTTACGAATATCTGTGCCAATGCTAGTCGTGACGTCAGAAAGCTTGCTCATAGAGTTAGCAAGATCAGAAAAACCACTTAGGTCAGGCATACCATTTGGTCTGACAAAAAACGATCTTCCACCTGTTTTTTGATAAGCCATTACCCTACCCTCGCTCCAACGCCAGTCTCAATATCATAAATGCCACCCATTGCTTTAGAGAACCCACTGATAGTAGCGGCTCGTCCTGATGCTCTGGATGATGCTGCACTAAGACTGTACTTACGTCTCTCTACCTGACCCATAAGCCTAATAGAGTTTACATCAGCTTTTGCAAGTGCTTCTTCATCACGACGCAAAGCTTCTGTAGAAGCAGATGTGCCAAGAGATGTGCCTTGACCTGACAAAGATGTGCTTAACGCAGCAAGCTGCATACGAAGCTTACGATTACGCTCGATCTCTTGCTGACCTGATTGAATTTCAGCAAGGTCTTTTTGCTCTTCGTAAGCACGAGCTTCCATTTCTGCTGCTTTTCGTGCTTGCTGGGCAGCCATAAGCCCCATAAACACACCAGCAACTTGTAATTCCATACCCATTATACTTCTACCTCAAGCAATATGCCATTTAAACCAATAGGTAATGGCTCGTCTTGTGTAACGGTAACAGTACCATCATTTGACCACCCAAGGAAATATATCTCCTTACGAGCTGTAATAGCGTCAGGTGGATTGGCAAAGTTACTTGTAACACGCCTGATAATAACCTTTGTTCCTTTGGCTTTTACATCAAGTGTTTCATTCAAATCAAGAACGGCTCTTACAATGCGCCGCTTCTGACCAAAGGAAATACCATCTTGCAGCTGAAACTCAGGAGGCAGTGTAGTTAACACAGGAATATAGTTAATACCAATTTCGACTTCAGTAACGGCAGCGTTAAGAGTTAGATTACCTGTTCCGTCAGTTGTGTATGACCCAAGGCTGTAATTACCAGATTTTACATGCACAAGAGTATTAGGCAAATGAGCAATCTGCCAGTTTGTCTTTGCCGTGGCATCTGTGTCCTTGTAGGCACTATCAAGATGGTACTGGTTATCAAGAAGCTCTAATGTAGTGAGCGTTGAGCCGTTTATCTCTCTTTCGCAAATTACATATACTCTGCGGTTAACATTTACAATGTTCTTGAAAGAACCTTCTGTTTCATACAGAGTCCAACCTTGCAGCTTTTCCTTACGAATACTGGTAAAGACAGCAATGTTGCCATCAGTGTTAACAGAATAGAGATAGCTCTCTACCTGATCCGATGCTTCACGTTGAGCACTGATGTCTGTAGGTGTGCCAATAAGATGCTGAGACAGGATAGTAATAGAATCAGAGTTATATGCTTGGCTTATGTCAGAGAAGATAAACTCTCTAATTGCGCCTTTTGTCTTTGTCAAAAACACAATTGCACCGTCAAACTCGACAGGATTAACCTCACCGCTGCCAAATGATGTCTGTTTCTTAACAGATATTGTAGATGGCGTTAGTGGGCGATTCTCAATCGTAGGGCAGTACAATTCCTGCTCTGACGTAAACACCGCCAGATGCCGAAATGATTCCATGGACTTGATTTCAGATACTTGGTTTTCAGCAATCTGAATCTGGATTGATTCATCATCAAAGCCAGACCCAACATCAAAGTTAAAATACTCACCAACCTTTGAAAAGAACATATGGTTTGGCAGGTCTCTTGAACCGCCAAAAATAAGTCTTTGATCGTGGAATGTTACTGAGCGAGCATATCCATGCCGAGTTGAAAAGACTTGCTCTTTCCAAGTGTCTCTTGCATTGGTGTTTGCTATAGCAGCACTAAATCTTCCTGTTACAACAGTGTCAGAAACAAAAGCTGTCACTTCAATGTGAACAACTTTGTCAGCAGAATCGGTAAACTCTATATGCTCCCCAACCCAATCACTGCTAAATATGGCAGTAGAAGCAGTAAAGTTCTGAGAGCTTGTGTTGCTGTTTTGCGGTTGAATAGTAACTGCCGGATCAACAAATCTGTAAAATGGTTCGTAATGTTTTGTGCCATCATGGTCAAAATCGTAATCCGCCAAAGTAAACGTAGATGCTGATGTTCTTGTTAGTTTCTGCATAGCAAAGTCAGGGTGAACGATAATCATCGTATCACCAGACTGAGCAACCTTGATCTGACCAATCTCTGCTGTAGACCAAGGACATGATGTAAGAGTTTGTACTATCGAGGTGAGGCTAGTAGTATCAACAATATCCAGCTGCCCATTACTAAATAGAAGGATGTATGATTCATCTTCGTCATAAATATACGACTCCATCTGATAAGCAATGTTGGAGAGCGTTTGAAGATACCTACACCCAGGCCGACGAGTAATACCACCTTGAGCACGCAAACGGAAATTACGGAGCGTTTTGGCACCGTTTTTATAGGCATCCGAATCCAGTCGTGATGACAGCAAAGGGGTCAATTCCCCAGCTGTGAAATTTGTGTAGAACTGCCGTAGAAGTGCCATTCATTAAAGCCCCTCTACATTTTGATAAATACCATTACCCATACGAACACGATGATAACGAGAAGGCCGTAGACCTTGCGTTGTAACCTGTTGGCTGTCACGAGCTTTGGCTCTACGGAACTGAACTTCTGCAAGGTCTGTGTATGATTTGGCAACATCTGCTTTACGAGTAACAGATAGTGCAAATACAGAAGCCAATCTAAAGATTACCCACATAGTAAATGCAGGAGGCCAGTATTGAGTCTCTGGACGATAAATATAGTTCAGAACAACATCTTCGCTAACTTCAGCGTTAATGTAGATATAACGCTCATAGATGTCGTACTCTTGGGGTTGATCGTCAATGGTAACAGTTTGTACCTGAACAACCGCAGGGCTTGTAGGAAGCGCATATGCAGCGTCCCAGCGGTCTACTGGTGTAGCCGTTAACCTACTAAGGGTTTTCTGACCTGTGGCAAAGTTCCAGTTATGTTGCGCCAGACAATCCTCTACAACATCCTCGAAGATAGTGTTTGCTACCAAAGCTTCATCAGTTTGATCTGTAAACGAAGCCAATGGCTCCAGACCAACTAGAACCATTGCTTTCTGCGCTACTTCAATGTCGGTAGATGGGGTTGTTGGCATTTAATTATCCATAAACTCTAACAGTTGGTTTCTTTTTAATTGGTATACCTTTTTTAATTGGCTTTTTAGGGTATAGAGCCTCCCCACCATCAGGATAACCACTTCCATCGTTGCTAGATGCTATTTTGCCCATTGTCTTAGTTGATTTCTTTGCGTTTAAACATTTGCCAGCACTGCGGCATTTAGCCGGAGTTGGGCATGAAGCACACGTTTTCATTATCTATTTCCCGTACTTTTTTAAACTACTTTTAAACGCATTTTGGGCAGTTCTCATATCAACTTCTTTACCGCCCTTAATTGCAAAATTAAGGCCTTTGTCAAGATCAATATTAAGAACCTTAACAAGACGTCTGCCCATTTTTCTAATTTGACTATCAGCCATTATCTAGCCCCCCTTGCACCACGAGGATTATTGCGACCCTTTGTGGCATTTGTTTTTTGAGGTTTAGAAAAATTTCCCATATTTTTGTAATTATTGCTTGTATCGAGAATCATTCTGGCAAGACGACTGCCTATGTCGTCACCAACATAACTTTTTTTAGTTGGCATTTTATAATTAGACATCACTTAACACCCTTACCTAATTTAGCATTAGGGCCGATCTTACGAACATAACCCTTACGAGTCTCTTCTTTGGGAGAGGTAGAAGGGGCAGCTTTCGCTGCCGCCTTCAATGTTGGTTTCTTAGCCATTACCGGCTATCTGTTGTCATGCTAACGATGTCGCCAGTATCGACTACACCGCCAGTGTTAGATACAACAGTTGCAATGCCGAAGCCATTTGAAGCATTGATGAAGATCACATCACCTACGTTCATCTCGCTTGATACGCCGTTAAAGTAAGCGGCTGTATCAATTGTGTTCAGAGCGTCTGCGGTTGACTTGTAATGCCAAATATGGAAGCCATTGCCTGAGTAGTTGACCAAAGAAAGGTCTGCTTTAACTAGTGCCATTGTAAACCTCCCTTATTTCTTCAGCTGAAGTTCAAAACAAGCGTTCGCATCAATCAGTGTTGCGTTCATTTGCATCTTGTTCAATACAAAATACGCATCTTTATCGTT